CGCAGGCGACTCCCCGACCACCGGCACACAGGTTTCTGGCAACGCCGTCGATATTGGCGTTGGCCTTCAGGGCGCAGCTAACCCCTCCGGCCTTGCCATCCCTGGCGTAGCCGCAGGTGCAGGCGCTCGTGACCTCGGCATTGGCGACGATCCAGCACTGAAGGTTCTCGTCGAGGTCCTAACGGCCTTTACTGGAGGGACTTCCCTCCAGGTCAATCTCCAAGGCGCTCCTGACTCAGGAACCGGTACCGAAGGCACTTATACCACCTACGTGTCGGGCCCGGTTATTGCCGAAGCGAACCTGATCGTTGGCTCTCGCCTGCTCGAGATCGATATCCCTCGGCCTCCTGCTGGCGTGGCCCTTCCTCGCTATCTGCGCCTCCAGTACGTGACTGTCGGCACTCATGGTGCTGGGTCTCTCAAAGGCTGGGCCGTCCTCGATCGTTTCGACCAGCCCTTGGGAACCACCGGCGCCCTATCCGGCTACGTCCCCGGCATCACGATCCCGAACTGAGGAGTCCCACCATGCGCACCCCCAGTAAGCAGGCGCTTGGTGGCTTGGTAGCCCTCGCCCTTTTGGGTGGGGGTTACCTTGCTGCTCAGCCAGTAACGCAGAATCAACTCTCTGGCAACGAATGTTGGAGCGCTGGTCAAGGTCCAGGTGGTCCTGGGTCGTTCCTTTGCATCAATGTTGCTCGTGGCGGTACAGCCGATTCGGCGCTAACCATTGCGGGTAGCTTCACTATCGGAGGCGCTGCTGCCTCCGCTGCTGTGGTATCTGGCGGTAACCTTTTAATCACCGCTCAGCCATCCGCTGCGACCATTACGATGCAACCAAATCCTGTTCCCGATGGAGCGGTGGTTGGCTTCTGCAACGTCACAGGCGTTAACTTCGTCACCAACGTCGTGACTGCTGTAGCCAACTCTGGCCAGACCATGAACACGGCGGTGACTTTGACTACCCAAGCCCTTGGAACCTGCGCCAAGGTGCAGTGGAACCAAGCCAACGCCACATGGTATAGGGTGCAGTAAGTGGCCCTGATCATCCCCACCAAACAGTCCTTTGCGCCAAAGGCTTGGGGATCTTCCATCGATATCTTCGGCTGGCTAGGAGCGACCTCCGGCTCGACCTTCCAAGGGATCTCTCCTCTTGGCTGGTGCGATGCTTCCTTTCAGGTCGAGGGAACATTCGCCGGCGCTTTGGTCTCTGCTCAGGGCTGTATCGACGGGGTCAACTTCCACACTCTCCACGATCCGTTCGCGAACCCTATCAGCTTTAGCGTGGCCTCTTTCGCCCAGATCGTGGAGATTTGCCCTTTCATCATCCCCGTCATGCAGGGCGCAGTCGGGGGAACGAGCTTAAACATCTACCTCTGCGTCCGCAACCCCTTGCCCCAATAGGAGGCCAAAGTGGCGACACCTGTGATAGCTATCTTCTCTGGCAATAACGCTACTAGTGGCGCTGTTGCCGTTAACGGCCCCGGGGGTGGAGGAAGCTTGGTCCCTGGTGTGCTGCAAGGCGATAAGATCTTGGAGGTATTGAATATCGCTAATGGGACTGATCTCACCTCCGATTTCGCTCTGATTGTTCCGGCTAATGGCATTATAGTGCAGATAGCTGGTAGTCTTGGTGGCCTGACGCTTTTGGCCCTATTGACTAGGGGAGGCTGAGCTATGCCATTTTATGATCTAAATCGAGCAAGCACGACCAATGCTACCCCGGGGAACGAGACTACCTTTCTCAGAGTGGCAACAGTAACCACTAACCAAGAGACAGTGAGCATCACTGGCATCTACAACGCCGGTCGGTTCTCCACCGCTGGCGGCGCTCAGATCAACGTGAAGGATAACACCGGCACTGCTGCTTCTGGCGGTACTGCTCAAACTCCAAGGGCAAGAAACGTTCGGGCTGCTGTTGCCGCTGTAAGCACTTGGTTCAATGATGCTACAGCCATCACTGCTGGTGGCACCTTAATACAGCGACTGTCTATCGGCTGGGCGCAGACTGGAGGCATGGGCGGCTGGACTGCTCTTGTGCCTTCCTGCGCCTTCCAGATGATGGCAGCAGCAACTAATCCGGTGGATATGGAATTCACGACTCAGGCCATTGGTGCTAGCGTCAACTTTGCGGCAACGCTTGAATTTAGCGAGGGGCAACCGACATGAGCAAGTTCACTCGTGAGTTCTACGAGTTAGGAGACCGTGTCATAACTCGTATTGGGGATGGCACAAAGGCTGGTGTGGTTACGGATTGGGGGCACATTGGTATTCGAGATCCTGAGGTAATGCACTACGTCAAACTGGATGGAACAGAAGATCGGATCGGGATTCTTCCATCGAAGCTTGCTCCCCATGCTTGACCGCTCCCGCGCCTCCTGGGACACCCAGCTAGAACTGGATCTTCCCGACTGCCGAAGGCGCTACCTTGATCGTGACGAGGATCTTATCACCCACGCCCGAATGGTATGGCACAAGGTCTATTGCGCCAACTGTGGCTGTGACGGTGGGGCGGTGACGGCTGGATTCGCCTTTGCCTTCTACCTGTGTGATGGCTGCGCCCGCCGCCTCGGCCCACCCCCAGGCTGCGTTGAGGTAGCGCCTTGACTGGCCTTGTCCAAGTAGCGCCAGACTCCTCTGGAAAATCCCTCGGGAACGAGGTTGTTACCTACCCTCCCGGGACGATCCTGACTGACCAGAATGGCGTGCAGACCGTCACGTCCGCGCCGATCTACCTATTCCGCGAACACATAATCAACGCAGATCCGACCAACCCTGCGGGAACCGCCCGTGTCACTGACGCTTCCGGTCCAAGTCCGCTAGACTTCGGCCTCGCCGTTAGGCTCCCTCCAGGCCAAGCCGACCTTCAGTCGATTGTTCAATTCCTACAAAGCATTGACACGAACATCCAGGCCCTGACCTTCGCCCTTAACGTTCCTCCGCAAGCCAAATACGCCATCCCTCTAGTCGGAGGCCTACAACCGGCGGCTTTCACCCCCACGACTCCCCGTCCGGTGGTCTCCGACGCTTTTGGGCGGCAGGTGGTTCTTCCGCACACGATCCGTGATCTCTGTACGCCAGTCTCGCTGACCTTGACGGCTTCGACTACGGAGACAACGCTGATCGCTGCCGGTGATAGCTTGACCTTTAACGACCTCGTCGCAATAATCGTGACGAACACTTCCGCAACGGTAACCGAAGTCGACATCCGCGATGCCATCGCAGGCACGATCGTGATGGCCTTCGAAGTCCCTGCGACGGAAACCCGTGGCCTTTCCCTCGGCGGTGTGATCATTCCGCAGTCAAAGACCGGCCAGAACTGGACGGCGCAGTGCGGAACCTCCGTCACTTCCGTGAAGATCTGGGCGCTCTACATCAAGAATAGGAGCCAGTAGATGGCCACTTCTCGCACCGACATGTATTGGCTAGGCCAAGACCCTGGCTTTCAGCACAAGGTCCAATCGTCCTTCCTCGATCGCTGTGCCATTGTTTCCCTCGAAGGATTTTCTATCGCCTTCCATCGAGAGCGCCAACGCTTTGTCGTTCAGTCCCTTGCTACCCCGCAGGCTTTGGCCAACGCGGTCTCTACGATCTCATTCGCTGTTGCAACCGATTCGTCCGTGATAGCTGATGCGACGATCGGTGGGACCGTGCCTCTAACCGATAGCGCCAGCGCTGCATTGGGTGGCGTCAGAGTGACTGATGCTCACATTGACTCAGCGGTTTCTGGGCAGTTCAACCAATACTCGATGCAACCGGACAACTGATGGCGCTAATTCTTCCTAAGCGCAAACTCTTCCTTCCTTCCGCGCCGTACGTCCCGCGGCGTTGGCTCCCTGACGTCCGTCGTCGGATCATTCCAGCGACGATGGCTACGCTTAAAGACGCACTCGGCGCTGAAGATAACTTTGTCGGCGTAGCGAGTACGGCGCATAACTACACTGGCCTAACCGTCGTCTCCAACACGAACGGGGCGATCGTCGTAACCATCGTCATTGACTTGAACGGTAATGCTACCGCGAACTTCATCGCGACGATAACCGGCTACACCAAGATAAACTCCGCCCAGAGTTCTGGGAATGAGCACCGTACCGAGCTGTGGGCCAAGGTTGGCAATTTCACTGGCTTGCAGACGATCGTAATTACTCCTTCCTCGACTTGGATAGCCACTTCCGCTTGCATAGCTTCCGCGATCTCGGTCACTGGTGCAGATCAGGCCGGCGGTGCCACGACATTCAATAATGCCGCCACCAACACGGGGACCGGCGTAAATTCCACGATCGATGTAACGACGACCGCGAATGATCTCGCCCTTGCAGTCACAGCGATCAATGGCAACGAAACCGCCATGACTCATACGGCGATATACCCCTTTGATACAGGTGCCTTTACATCCAACGGCGCGGCGTACGACCAGAACGACGCTGCATCGCCTGCGACATTTGCAACGACTGGTGGCACCATCTCTGTGAATTGGGATTCTTGCGGCGTTAACATAAAGGCGGTTGGCGCTGCCACCGCTGGCGGTTCAACCCTTCCTCTAATGGGAGTAGGATAAATGCCTGCAAATCTTCCGACCTCTGAGTGGGGCTTGGTCAGCCGAGCGTTGCCGCAGCCGACGGTTGATAACCAAGAGCGCGAGATGCGCGTTGGCCGTTATGGTAGTCAATTCACCGAGAGCCTGATCCCTACCAAGCATGTCCTTGCGGATGAAGGAAGCTACTACGTCTCGACTAACCCAACCCCTGGTACGGGGTTGGCGTATAATGTCCAAGCGTCTTTCTCCGACACTGTGCCATTCATCTACATCTTTAACCAATCTTTGCCCAGCGACGCAGCTAACAAGCGCCTTTACCTCGACTACATCAAGATCATTGTGACGGTAGCTGCGGTAACAGGAACGCAGGCGTTCTATGCTGTCAAATCTGATAACGTAGCACGTGCAATCACGACGAATAATACGACAGCGATTACGCCAGCCAACGTCAACTCTGATGTTGGAGCGCAGGCGCTTGCACAGGTTCGCTCACAGACTTCGGCTACCGCGTCAGCGATCGCAGCAGCGTCTGCCAATGCTCGTGTGCTTGCCCGCGGTGGCTTTGGCGGAATCACTATCGTAGGCGACGAGCTTGTAATTCTGTTCGGCTCGCCTGATCCTGGCGCCTATGCTGGCCTCACTGCGGCTCAGGCCGTATGTCCTGGGCGGAAGGTATCCAACTCACCTCCCTTGATTATTGGTCCTCAGCAATCTGCAACCGTCCACCTATGGTTTCCAGGTAACGCCACAACTGGTCTTTCGTACGAACTCGAAATGGGCCATTGGGAGCGCTGATTTGTGCCTCTCCTTGACTCACGCTCTCTCTGGGAATCTCCCGCGCAGACAGAGACCAATGTCAGCTTCATCGCCCGACATCAACCCGCTGTCTACCGATCGACGTGGCTGTGGAGCGCCAATGACATCCTGCCTATCCAGCCAGAGACGAACGTCCATTCCTCTTGGCGTCATCAACCTGCGGTTTACTCCCATGGCTTTACTTACGACACTTCCGCCTTCGACTTCTCTGGATCCGTGGGAGCCCAAACAGAGTCTGAGCCTCATTACTCTTGGTCTCATCAGTCAGTCAGGTATCAGCGGAACCTGTCCCTGTTCTCCTCCGCAGCTGATGTCCCTCCTGTTGCACCGATCGCCGAGACGAACGTCCACTTCATCGCTAAGCACCAACCAGTCTCCTACTTCCCCTTCCGTTGGAACTCGTGGGACACTTCGATCTCTGGTCCGGTGCCTCCGCAGATCGAAGCTTCTCCGCACTATTCCGCGAAGCACCAGCCTGCTGTCTATCAGCGGAACCTTGGGCTTTTGCAGAATGCTACGTCGGATATATTCGTCAATCCGATCGACGATCCGATCCCGATCACTTGGCGACATCAGCCTGTTGTCTACCGGCAGATCTTCGGTCGCTACTTTCAGACTGGCGCAGAGTTCTCTGGCCCTATCGGCCCACAGATCGAAGCTCAGCCGCACTTTATCGCTCGTCATCAGCAGGTCACTTACCGTCCGCTCTTCCGCGGGAACATGCGTGAGACCGACGAGACGAGCTTCACCCCACCTGTGCAGACAGTTTTCGAATGGATAATCCGCAATCGAAGGAGGCGAAGGTGATGGATAAGATCAAGCTCTCAATCATAGCCCTTGTAGCCTCGGCTATAGTTATCCTCGCGGTCTTCTTCACTGACGACGAGGTCGAGGCGCAACTTGGCCCGCCGAACCAAATCCAGTGCAACCAGACAGCTATTCTCAATGCGGCTGCTGCTGGTACTACCCAGCTAGTAACTGGGGTAACCGGGCAACGGGTGTATATGTGTGGTTGGCACTTCACAACCACAACCACCGCAGGGACGTTTCAACTCTTGGTTGGAACTGGGGCCACTTGCACAACACCCACCAACTTTACCCCTGCAGTAGCAATCTCTAGCACTGCGCCCTCCGCCGATCATATTGAGTTTGTCTCTCTAAATGGTGCTGCGGGCCAGAGTTTATGCGTAACAACTGTCACATCTGCCACGATTACTGGGCAGGTGTGGTTCTCACAATTCTAGGAGGCTCTCATGGCTCGATGGAAACTAGATGAACCGCACTACCTCAACTCTCCCGGGACCTCTTGGGAACAGAAGGAAGTCGATCGGATAACAGGGAAGCAAGTCCGCAAGGTCTACCCCGTCCCGCTCCACGTCGACCCGAAGAACGAAGCGGATTGGACTCATAAGGAAGACTCCGACGACATCCCTGGAGGAGGGATCATGGTCTGCTGGGAGGGCAAAGGCGGCCCTCGAGATATTGTCTTCATTGGGCCTCCCACCCCAGCGATGACGCCCTTCGATGAGGAAGCGAAGGCCGAGCACGCTAAGCACAAGTGGGCCGATCCAATCAAAGACTTTGATATGGGGATGACCTACTCGGAGAAGCTCCTCGTTGACCTACAAGGGCAGATGGCGGACGCGCTGACGAAAGGTCGGGGCTTTGGCGGAAGCGACAACTCCGAACTGATCGCTTCGCAGAAGGCCATGAACGAAACGATGACCATGATGGCGCAGGTCATGGCGCAGAACGCGCAGCTTCTCCAAAGCCTCGTCGGTCAGAGGAGGTTCTAATGGCCCGTAAGCCCAAGCCGAAACCGAAGCCTAAGCCGGGAGGAGGCTACTAATGCCTATCTCCTCTACTGGCGCACAGACGATTGGACCTGCCTCCGGCGGGAAGGTAACTCCTATCAACAATCTTGGGTCCTCTCCAGCCCAAGTGATTGGAGCTAATCAGTATCGGCAGAGCATTACCTTCCATGCGCCAGGGTCCAACGATGTCTTTGTTGCCCCGACTGTTCAGGCGAACGGCGCAGCCCTTGTCCCATCGAACGTCCTTCTCGGTGGCTGCTTCCGCGTCCCAGCCGGTGGCCCGCCATTGACCTTGACTGGAGAGTGCCAAACCCCTTGGCAAGCCTTCGTCCTTGCGGGAACGAACCAACCTTTGACCGTCTCGGAGTCCAACGTATGAAAACCCTCCAGCTTGTGCGAGCGTTTCCCCCCGCGATCCTCCTCGCGCTTGCGCTTGCTGGAGGGCCCTCTTCTGCCCAGGTTATCTCCGGTGGTGGTCCGCAGAGGATTCAGCTGCTCGGAGCGTTGACTCTTTTCGTCGACGGCTCCACTGGGAACGATAACAATAACGGCCTCGTCGCTGGCTCTGCCTTTGCTACTATTACTAGAGCCGCAACTGTTGCCTCCAACAACTACGACACCCGCGGTAACAACGTCACCATCCAACTCGCTGTGGGTCAAACGTGGACTAACCAGAACATCGCCGGCGGCCTCCTTGGCGGCGGCGCAATTATCCTCGACGGCGGTAACGGAACCATCACAGGCAACGCCGGTAACGGCCTTTTGATCTCTGGCTCTCTTGGCAGCGACATCACCCAGAGCTCGACCTTCCTCATTATCCAGAATGTCACCTTCACTTGCTCCAATTCCGGCAACGGCCTCGTCGCCCTGAATGGTATCGTGGGCACTGCCGCCGGCATAACCTTCGGCTCCTGTCCGGGCGGAACCCATAAGATCTCCGACGGTGGCCTTAGCCGTCTCTCTGCCAATAACAGCTACACGATCTCTGGCGGCGCGCTTCGGCATATGCAAGCGACTGCTGGAGGCCACGTTGACGACAACCAAGCAATCACGGTCACGTTAACTGGTACCCCTGCTTTCTCCGGCGCATTTGCCCTTGCGGATCAATTAGGCAAAGTCACCGGCCTCGGTGTAACCTATTCCGGCGCAGCCACTGGAATTCGCTATCAAGCAGGGAACAACTCCAGCATCACCACTGGCGCCTCCGGGCCGAACTACTTCCCGGGGAATGCCGCTGGCTTCGTGACCTCCGGCGGCCGCTACGACGCGCCAGGTACTCCTGCAGTCACCGCGTGCGGCACAACTCCAGGTTCCCCTTCCGGAACCGACCAGTCCGGAATCGTTCAAGAGGGAACGACCGCAACTGGCTGCACGATCACCTTCACGACCCAGAACCAGCCTAAGGCTTGCACCGTCGGAACGAACAACGCCACGATCCAAGCAGGCTTGACCTTATCGATAAGTGCCACACAGCTAATTCTAGCTCATCCTAGCGTATCCAGCGCGTTCGTCTTTTGGATCTGCCAATGACCGTCTCCACAACGCTTAACAAGATTATCTACCTTGCCAATGGCGCGCAGGTTCTATTCACCTTTCCGTTCCCGGTGATCTCCGCGGCTAACCTCCAAGTCTTCGTCACCGATGCTTCCGGGAACGTCGTTCTCCAAGCGCCTTCAGCCTACACCGTCCTGCTCAACCCAGCTACAGGCACAAACCCAACACAAGCCGGTGGCTCTGTGACCTTTGGCGTTGCGCCAGCGAACGGATTTACCGTCACGCTATTCCGCAATCTTGCGCTGACGCAGTTGACCTCCTTGGCGAACCAGGGAACCCTCTATCAGCCCGTCGAAGAAGCTGCGCTAGACTATGAGATGATGGTTTCCCAAGGAATCCTTGAGGTCCAATCCCGCGCCCTAGTAGTTTCTGTCTCCGACCCAACCCCATCCGCACTCCCAGCGGTTGCCGCTCGGGCTAACCTTGGCGCAGGCTATGATTCCTTAGGGAATCCGATCGCTATCTCCCTCGCCCCCGCAGGAACGATCTCCTCCGCGATGGCTCCAGTCGTCGGCGCTGCCTCTCTTTCCGCAGGCCGTACCGCTTTTGGCCTTGGCAATATCGCCACCGGCAATGTCGGAGCGGGGTTACAGAACGTTAGTGGAAGCATTCGCGTTGTCTACCCACTTAATCTCGATTCAACCCCTATAACCATCGGCGTCGGAAACCACCTAGACCGCCATTACCTAACCGCTAACGTGACCTACACCCTTCCGTTGGCCTCGACGTTGTTCAACGGCTTCGGCTTTTGGGTCACCACCGAGTCCTTCGTGGCCACGCTGGCTATCAACGCTGCGGATGTATTCAACGGGATGTCCACTGGCGTTAGCCTCATCGTAGGCCCAGGACAGACAGTCTTTATCCAGACCAACGCCGGCGGGACTTGGTTTGTTGACTACGGAAACCCGATCAGCCTGAATTCAGCGCTGAACCTTCAGATCAATGCCTCTGTCGCCGCTTCCGCCTTGACTATTGCGCTGAAGGATCGGAACGGCAACGACCCGTCCGCTACCTCTCCAATCATCGTCGGTGTTCGCGACGCGGATTCAACCAAGGGAGATCCGGCCGCTCTAGCCGTTGGCGTTCCTCTATCCCTGACTGTCCCTTCCGGCGCAACCCTTGGCACGGTCAACGGTCAAGCCAATCGGATTTGGCTCGGCCTATTTAACAACGCTGGAACTCCAGTCCTTGGGGTATACAATTCCCTTTCTGGATCGAATATTCTCGCTTGGGACGAAACCACCCCGACCACTGGCACCGCTATTTCCGCAGGCTCGACTCTTGCCCAGACATGGTACACCGCCTCTGGCGTCACGACCAAGCCATTCCGCATCCTTGGCTACATCGAATCGACCCAGCCGACCGCAGGTGCGTGGACCGTCGCTCCGTCGAAGCTACAACTCTTCGGGCCTGGGGTCAAGCGCCCGGGAGACACTGTCCAGGAGGCCTCTGCTACTAGCACGACCGCAGGCACCACTACCTCCGCAACCTACGTTGCGCTAACCACCGGTCAGACGATTGTGATCACGCCACAATCTGCTGCGGATTTGATTCGCGTTGAGACTATGGGTACGCTCAGTAATTCTGCTAGCGCAATTTCTAACAATATACGCCTTTCTCGTGGGGTGGTTGCGGCGACCAATTTATTCGGCAATGTGGTTGGCGACTCTATTACAATTGGCAACACCGCTTCTGCGGTTGCTGTTGGTTACGACATACCAAATACGATTGCTGCCACAACGTATGCCGTGCAAGGATTAACCTCCGCAGGCACGCTGAGCTACGGCGGCGCTCCTCTTACAACGATTATGTCGGCAAAGGAGATCTTCATCTAATGCCTCTCAAATCAGGCCCTGGCGCTGTTAGCGCCAATATCCGTGAACTCATGACCACTGGTCGGCCGCAGAAGCAAGCGGTTGCAATTGCCCTTCAGAAGGCACGCAAGGGCGCCAAGGTCGGGATTCTTCGAAAGAAGCTTCGCACTGATGGCGATCTCGTCAGGAGTAGGTAATGGCTGAACCGGAATTCTCTGAAAAGGTCTACCTTGAGCGGATTGCGCGGGACATGGCGACCGTCAAGCAGATGCTGGCTAAGGTCGTCAATTACATGGTCGAGGCGGAGTCCGAGGTTTCGGAGAAGATGCGTCGGTTCATCATGTACATGCACGACCTCCACGACGTGACCTTCATGTACACCCAGATGGGGCACGAGCCCCCGCCGCACATAAAGCGAGAGATGGAGCGCTGCGATGATCGCTATCGACAGCTTCTGGAAGAAGCCCATACCGACGGAGGGACATTCGAGAAAGTCCGCCGGGAGATGGCGAAGGATCCGCTGAATCGATGGGATCATACTAGGCAGATAACT